GAATCAGGAGATATATTGCCAATCACAGTATTTACAGGTGTAGATACTGCTACTGATATAGCAAGGAGGGATAGTGACTACTCAGTTTTACTTACAATTGGCGTTGATGAGCTTAATCGTATTTATGTTCTGGATTATGTGCGTCAGCGGTCTTTATCTGTTCTCGGTATACCAGGACAGGATAAGAAAGGTATTGTTGACTATATTTTTCAAATTAATAAGGATTACCATCCTAATCTATTCGTTATTGAAGATACTACTATGTCTCGTCCAGTCTTCCAAGCCCTTCAATCAGAAATGATGAGAAGGAATGATTTCACAGTAAAGTTTAATGAAGAAAAACCAGGAACTAGACAGAGCAAGAGAGATAGAATACAATCTATCTTAGCACAAAGATTTGCAATAGGGCAGATACACATAAGGAAAGAACACTATGACTTGCATAGAGAGATTATCACATTTGGGCCAAGGATGGCTCATGATGATACTATAGATGCATTAGCATATGCATGTAAGCATGCTTATGCAGATAGCAATATCAAGCAGGATAAAGGTGGGCTTTACTATAAAAAGAGACCAGTACCCAAATCATGGGTAACAGCTTAAGGATTTATAATGGCAAGAAATGATAAAACTGCAGACCGCATCTTACATCTCTTTGAGATTGCAGAGAGTGGACTGAGACAACAATGGGAATTCATCAACCAAAAAGGTTCTGATTTTGCTAATGATAATCAACTCTCTGCTGAAGAGACGCAATCCCTTGAAGATCAGGGGATGCCTACCTTCACTATTAATAGGATAATACCTGTAGTAGAGATGTTGAACTTTTATGCTACCGCTAACCGCCCTAGGTGGCAGGCCATCGGGGCGGAAGGTAGCGATATAGATGTAGCATCAGTATTCTCAGATATCGCTGACTATATATGGTATCATTCTGATGGTACCTCATTACTTAGTAATGCAGTTAATGATGCAGTTACTAAGTCTATAGGCTATCTAATGATTAATGTAGATCCACATGCAGATAGGGGTATGGGTGAGGTTATAATTGAACAGCCAGATCCATTTGATGTATTTGTAGATGCTAAGTCTCGCGATATACTATTTAGGGATGCATCCTATATTATGGTAAGGAAGATCTTACCTAAGGGTCATCTCAAGCAGAAGTTTCCTGATCAAGTTAGAAAGATTAATAATGCATCAGCTAGATATGGTCATGATAAGAACCATTCTACCAAAACATATGATGAGGATACTCATGACTTTAGTTACAAAGATGTGATTTCAGGTGCAGGTGGAGGACATATTGAGGGACCTAGTTTCTCTGGTCCCGATTCTGGTGGAAATACTGTAACTGGTGGGACTAATATGCGCAATTCTATTAAGTCCAATGATGATGATGAAAAATTACTGGAGTATTTTGAATGCTACGAAAAAGTAAAACTACCCTATATGAATGTATTCTATCGGGTATTACCAGATGAAAGCGTCTTACAACAACTTCAACAACAAGTGGCGGTATATATACAAGAGCTTACAGCGGAAATGCAAGTGCAATTTTTGGAGAAACAAGTACAAATGCAAGAAGCAGTAGAATCAGGAGATATGCTTCCAGAGCGTATGGAGCTTGAAGTACAGAAAGAGCAGAAATTAATACAACAACAGATTCAATCTGCACAACAAGAGAGAATGTCTCAATTGCAGAATGAAGCATCCAAGGTAGAGAATAAAGTTGTTAATGAGAAGGAATATAAAATACTTGAAAAGGATGATACATTTCAGGCAATGGTCATTGAAGCTGTTAAATTCTTTGATGATAAGATACAGCAAACTATTGTTATCGGTGACAAGACTATATCTCAACGGTTCTTGCCAGATAAGATATCTGAATATCCACTTATACCTTTTCACTATAAATGGACTGGTACACCATTCCCAATGAGTGCAGTGTCTCCACTTATAGGAAAGCAGAGAGAATTGAATAAGGCACACCAACTTATGGTACACAATGCGTCTCTCGGCTCATCGCTGAGATGGATGCATGAAGAGGGCGCTATTGATACAGGCTATTGGGAGAAATACTCTTCTTCTCCTGGAGCGCTACTTCCAATTAGGCCTGGCGCCCAAGCACCAACGCCAGTAATGCCAGCTCCTTTGTCGAATGCATTCTTTGGCATTGTAAATGAAGGTAAGGGAGATATGGAATACTTAGCTGGTATATATGCAGCTATGCAGGGTGATACAGGTGCACAGCATGAAACATATCGTGGAATGCTTGCTATGGATGAGTATGGTACTAGGCGTATCAAATATTGGCTTAATAATTGCTTAGAACCTGCATTGAGACAAACTGGTAGAGTAGTGATGCAATATTCACAGGCATCATATACTGGACATAAAGTATTTAGAATCATACAACCTAATGCATTGATAGATGCTAAGGAAGTGGAGATTAATGTACCTATGTATAATGATATGGGTAAGGCAGTAGGTAAATATATGGATTATGAATCAGCACAATTCGATGTAAGACTTATAGCTGGTTCTACAATGCCTGTAAATAGATGGGCATATCTAGAAGAATTAAAAGAATTAATGCAACTAGGTGTAATTGATGATATTGCATTGTTAGCTGAAGCTGATATTAAGAATAAAGATAAGATTGCTGAACGTAAAAGTCAGTTATCACAGATGCAAGGTCAGGTATCTTCTAGGGAGGAAGCAATGTCAGATAAAGACGGTACAATTGAAACATTACAGCGTCAATTAGTACAAGCTGGTATTAAAGCTAAGATTCTACAAGGCGCAACAGAAGTTGATAAAAAAGTAAATGACACGAAGTCAAGATTAGAAAAGAGCTATCTGCAAACAGACTCTCAACAGAAAGTTTTACAAGCAGTTGAAAAAGCTGAAAGTGAGCAACTCCGTAAGCAGTTGAAGGAACAGGTGGCTAACTTGACTCCAAACAATAAACAGGTGTAAATTAAGAGGTAAGAAATGAAAGAAGATAGAACGCAAAAGGGCAACCTTGATATGGAATCAGTAATGCAAGGCACTACTGATGAATCATCCAGCTCCACTGATGCATTCTTTGACTCACTGGAAAGTGATGTCAACAGTGTAATAACACAAGATAACTCTACTGACAAAGAACAGGTAACTCCTCCAACAAAAGTTGAGGACCCCTCGGAAACTGGTAATGGTGGAGAACTCGTAGAGGAAACAAAAGTAGACCCAGGTCAAAACTGGGAAAAGCGGTACAGCGATTCCTCGCGAGAAGCACAAAGGCTAAGTGCCGAGGTGAAGAACCTCGAACCACTGAAACCCTTGTTAGAGGTTATGCAGAAAGATCCTAAGCTAATACCATACATTCGAGAATACTTGGAATCTGGTGGTAAACCAGATGAAACAGTTCAAGAAAAGTTGAGATTAGATGAGGACTTTGTGTTTGACTCTCATGAAGCTGTTACCAATCCTGAATCAGACTCTGCAAAAGTCATGAATCATATGGTCAATCAGCAAGTCGAACAGCGAATGCAGAAACATCTTAAGTCTGAAAGACAGCGTATTAACGCTTCTAGAGCAAAAGGTGAAATGCAAAAGGCTGAAGTAGACTTCAAAGAGCGACATAATCTGACGAATGATGAATTCAGAGACTTTCAGGAAAAAGCCAAAGGGCATCGTATGACTTTAGATGATGCATTCTATCTGGTGAACCGTGATAAGGTCCAGCAGAATGTTGCAAATGCATCTAAGCAAGATACCCTGAAGCAAATGAAGAATGTACGAAGTATCCCGACATCACAAGCCAGTGCTAATAACGCTGGGGAAGTGAAGAAATCACAAGGCGATCAGATTCTTGATGCACTTAAGGACCTTGATGGCAATGTTGATGGACTGTTTGGATAGTACATTAAAACGAGAAGTTCTTAATAATAAATAAAGGGGGGTAAATCATGGCTGATTTATTTCAATTAAGTAACCTGAGTGTTACCGATGTTGATTCGCCTTCGTCTGCAGGATCTGGTTTAGATACTGGTGATCTCAGGCGGAAGTTTAACTTCGGTGCCCAGGTTTCTGAATTAGCCATTGCACAGGATCCATTTTTTAGATTCGTGTCAATGGTATCAAAAAACCCCACAGATGATCCATCATTTAAGTTCACTGAACGTAGACCATCCTATCATAAGCGTTATGCCTATGTATCTGGATGGGGTGCTACTGAAGGTGCAATTGCAGCTACCGATGCTACTGTAACATCTAGTCTCATTGATGGCACAAATGATAAACTGTGGGTAGAAATGAAAACTGATTAT